AGACGAAATCTTGGATGCTGGTACAACCGTTGTTGTACACAACGTAACGGTGACTGCATTAGTTCTTCAGACGCAAGACGGCACAACAGCCCCAGCCTCTGTTCAGTATACAGACACTGAAAGAACTATCTTTTGCAACATCACTAATACAGTTGATGCTACAACAGCAGGATCGTTCACATTCATCATTGAGTACGTTCAGATTGCGTAATTATTAATTTGGTGGGGTTAACGCCCCACCTATATATTATAGGAGATTAATATGGCAGGATCAGACGTAACCCCCGTCATCATCAGCGATGAGGTGGCTTTAGACGCAGACGGCATTTCAACGGCAGCATCCGTTGGTAACAACGCCGCATTAACAATTGGCGGGGCATTGGCTTCTGGCGGCAGCGTTACAAATGCTTCTGCACGACAAGTTACAATTCTGTCCGCAGGTAACGATTCTTCAAAATCGTTTAATATAGTCGGTACAGATGTAAACGGTGCGGCTCTTACCGAAAACCTTACGGGCGCTAATGCTGGCACAGCGACTAGCTCCGGATATTTTAAAACAATTACAAGCATAACCGCGGTTGGCAACCCAGCGGGTAACGTATCCGCGGGAATCAACAACAATGCTTTAGGCGTTGTTTTTGCAGGTCGCACTCGATTACAAGGGTTTTCTTTTGTATCAGGCGGAACCGCAGGAAAAGCTAACCTTAGAAACGGAAGTGCTACAGGTACAGAACTGATACAGTTTAGATCAACTGGAACAGACAACGCCTCTGACGGTGCCCGTGGATTTCCTGATGAGGGTATTTTGTTTAAGGACGGTTGCTTTGTTACGTTTATTGTAGGCACCGTTGACTTGATGATGTTCTACCACGCATAAATGTAAGGTCGATTGAGATGGCTGGAAAGAAAAAAGTTAATTTATCAGTCGGTCGAGGCGAGAAGTTATCTGTTAAGAAAGGCGCTGGCCTTACAGCAAAGGGCAGAGCTAAGTACAATAAGGCAACGGGTAGTAAGTTAAAAGCTCCTGCGCCTAACCCAAAGACTAAAAGCGAAAAGGGACGAAAGAAATCCTTTTGCGCGCGATCTAGGGGTTGGACAGGAGAAAGAGGTAAGGCGGCGCGTAAGCGTTGGAAGTGTTAGACGCATGAAGATCGACCTACATCATATTGTGTCTGTTATAATTCTTGGTGTTTTAAGCTGGGGCGCGATAACATTGTTTACTATGAACGCGCAGATGGCGGTTGTAGTATATAAAGTTGATCAAAATTTTAAAATGATCCAGCCCATGTGGCAAGAATTTTTAAGAACTGAGGTAGCAAATGACACTCTCCCGATCACAGATGTCGAAGCAGATATCCACGCCTCCAATGAGGAGAAGAAATAATGCCCAAAGACGCTTGTTACAAGAAAGTCAAAGCAAGATACAAAGTATTCCCAAGCGCATACGCAAGCGGAGCAATCGCAAAATGTCGAAAGGTGGGGGCGTCAAACTGGGGAGAATCTTCTAAACGAAAACGGCCGGTCAAGAAAAAATTAAGGAACGGCGGTTATATTGCTAACGGATGTGGTTCTGTACAAGAATCTCGTCGCAAAGAAACGAATAATTACTGATGGCTGTTCGTAAAACAAAAGAGGGCGCCGCTCTCAAGCGGTGGTTCAAAGAGGATTGGAAGGATGTCAGTTCTGGGAAGCCTTGTGGCCGCAAGAAAGGGGAGAAAAGAGCTACTCCTTATTGCCGTCCAAGTAAGAGAGTCAGTTCAAAAACACCGAAGACAACCAAAGAAATGACAGCGTCGGAAAAAAGTAGTAAGGTAAAAGAGAAGAGAAAGCTAGGACAGCCTGCGGGGAAGCCTCGTAGAGTTTCGGCAGCTAAACGCAAAACGAGGAAAACAAAATGAAGGATTTAAGTGGCGACGGAAAAATAACACAGAAAGACGTTCTTATGGGACGAGGCGTTATTCCTAAGAAAAAAATGATGAACGGTGGTATGGTGGCGCCAACTCGTTCTATGAAGAAACGATTTATGCATGGTGGCGTAGTTATGTCAGGACGTGGTGTCCGCGACACCAAGATGGAGTAAGCAATGACGACTTCTGGAACCAGGACTTTCAACCTCGATGTTGCGGAGGTTATTGAAGAAGCTTATGAGCGGTGTGGTTTAGAAGCCCGTACAGGCTACGAGATTAAAACGGCTCGTCGGTCTTTGAACCTTATGTTTGCAGAGTGGACCAATCGTGGTTTGAATTTGTGGACAATTAAAGAAAAGTTTTTAAACCTAGCAGAAGGCGTGTCTAGTTATCCTGTTGGAACACTAACAATAACTGTAGCGTCTAGTGCTTCTTTTAACGTTGCGGAAACTATTACAGGCGGCACCAGTGGTGCAACGGCTATTATTACCAGCGTTCCGTCAAGTACGACTCTTGCTATAACTTATCCCGTTGGGACGTTCGCCGCTACTGAAAGTATTACAGGAAGCGTAAGTGGCACCTCGACTACCGTGTCTAGCGCAGTTGATTTTTCTTCATCACAAAGTTCGGCTGATATTTTAGAAGTTGTTCTCCGTAGGGGTAATACAGACTTTCAATTGGACAGGATTAGCCGTGGAGACTATTTAAACTTACCCAACAAAACAACACAGGGTCGGTCTAGTCAGTACTATTTTGACCGTCAAATCGACCCTATAATAAACTTATGGGCTGTTCCGGATAGCTCTACAGATCAACTGATATACTATTACGTTGATAGGATTGAGGATGCGGGTGCGTATTCTAATACTACAGATCTGCCTTTCCGGTTTTATCCATGCATGGTAGCAGGGTTAGCTTACTATATTGCTATGAAACGAGCGCCTGAACGGTTGCAGTATTTAAAGTCTATATACGAAGAAGAGTTTCAAAGAGCCTCGGATGAGGACGAAGGACGTACACCTCTCAAGCTTCAACCCAGTATACAGTACTTGAGGTCATAATGACATTTGCAAGCGGAAAAGATGCATACGGAATATCAGATCGATCTGGGTTTAGGTATCGTTTGAGAGAGATGAAAAAGGAATGGACCGGCGCGTTAGTCGGTCCGGATGAGTTCGAGCCCAAACACCCTCAACTGTTTCCTCCTCGCATTGGACCTGATCCCCAAGCTTTAAAAAATCCACGTCCCGAACAGGATTTAAAGGAACAGCGTAATATACAATACGGTTGGAACCCTGTAGGTGGTGCTTCAGACAACGGCATAAATCCGCCTAACAACCTACAAGCAACTGGGTCGGTTGGGGAAGTTGAGGTAACAACATGAGTTTTACATATACGCAATTAAAGACGGCTATAGAACAATACACAGAAAACAATGAGACATCGTTCATTGCTAACTTTCCGGTGTTTATTAGACTAACTGAAGAACGCATACTAAAAAATGTGCAGTTAAGTTTGTTTCGCAAAAACGTAGCAGGTCAGATGACATCGTCTAACAAGTTCCTGTCTGTGCCTAGTGACTTCTTAGCTCCGTTTGCTCTTTCATACACTGATGGTAATAGTGAAACTACATTCGTAGACTTTAAAGATTCAGAGTTTATTCAGTCTTACAACCCTAATCCTGCTACAACAGGGTCTCCTAAATATTATGGGCAATATGATTTAGATAATTTTATCTTGGCCCCCACGCCAATTAGCAGTTTTAGTGCAGAACTGCATTACTTTTACCGGCCTGAGAGTTTAACGCAGAGTAGCTTTACTCTTACTTTAACCAGTGTGACGGGTACATTTACTGCAAGTGATACGATTACAGGTGGTACAAGTGGAGAAAGTAGTGGCGTAGATTCTGTTCCGTCCAGCACATCTTTAATTGTTGTAATTCCTAGCGGGGATTACACTGTTGGAGAGACAATTACTGCTAGTCCGAGTGGAGCCACGGCTACTATTTCTGCTATCGGGGCAGATACTACAGTAACCTGGTTAAGTGAGAATGCTGAAATGGCGATGTTATACGGCTCTTTATCTGAAGCGTATCTCTACATGAAAGGGGATCCACAGATGATGCAACAATACACGCAAAGGTTTGGTGAGGCTATAGGCCGGTTAAAGAACCTAGGCGAAGCTCAAGAAGTAACGGATGATTACCGAACGGGTCAAATCATTCGAACTAAAACGTAAGGAGGTTTATATATGAACAACATGTCTTTTCCTGTCACAATGTCGAATGACTTCAAAGTCGAAGTGTCTACGACCAACAACCGAGGGTCTACCCCAGAGGAAGTTGCACAGCGTTGTGCCAATAAAATAGTTGGAATTTCTGAAAACGCGCCCCCAGCGATTCGGGACCAAGCAAGAGAGTACCGAGATGCAGTGGAGAAGACTATCGCATTATATATGCGACAGGCTATCCAAAGCGATAGAACTACGGTATATAATGCAATCAAGGACGCCGGTCAGCCAGCACTGGCTGAGTATATAAGGAAAATGTAAATGGCTTTTAGTGGAAACTTCTTATGCACCTCGTTCAAAGTGGAACTGATGAAGGGTGTTCATAATTTTACAGCAGCAAGCAACGTATTTAAGGTTGCTTTGTATACCAACAGCGCCAGTTTTACTGCGGCGACTACTGCGTACACAACAGGAAACGAGATCAGCGGCACTAATTATAGTGCCGGCGGTCAGTTTCTTACAAGTGTTACACCAACGTCTAGCAGCACTACTGCTTTTACAGACTTTGCGGACGAGGTGTTTTCTAACGTAACCATCTCGGCGGTTCGTGGCGCATTGATCTATAACGCTCCAGCTTCTGGAGATCCAACGGTTTGTGTATTAGACTTTGGCGCTGACAAAGCGGCCAGTAGCGGGGACTTTACAATTATCTTCCCTACTGCTGATGCGAGTAACGCTATAATCCGGATAGCCTAATGGCTGATCCGGTCGCAGCCTTTCAAGGGTGGAACAGTTCCATCCAAGGGTGGAATACAGGTACTTGGAACACTAATGTTGCCTACCCTGTTACTGCGACTGGTTCTGTTGGATCTTCTACGGTTTCGGGAGACGCAAACGTTTCCGTTACTGGAGTTGCAGGAACAAGCGCCGTGGGCGCGGTTACAATTACAGGGGTTGCCAACGTCTCCGTCACTGGAGTCGCAGGCACAACCACACTAGGTAGTTTCTTTACCACAAGTACAATGGTATCGATGACAGCCTCGGTCAACAGTGCATCGACAGCAATCACTGGAAATGCTAATGTAACGGTAACTGGAGTTTCGGCTACGGGTGAGATAGGCGAACTGGAACAACCTTGGGGATTAATTATACCGTCCCAGACATCAAATTTCACGGGGGTTACCCCATCGCAAACACCGTCTTGGGCGGACATTGCAGCATAGGAAAATAAAATGGCAAGTGTATATACAAATGATTTACGGTTAGAGGAAATAGGTTCCGGCGAACAGTCGGGAACTTGGGGTGATACCACTAACACAAACTTAGAATTAATTGCAGAAGCATTCTCTTTTGGAACTGAGGCAATTACAACAAACGCAGACACGCACACAACTACGATTGCGGATGGAGCTTCTGATCCTGGTAGATCTTTATTCTTGAAGTACACTGGTACGTTGGACTCTGCCTGTACAATTACAATTGCACCTAACACGGTTAGCAAGTTGTGGTTTATTGAGAACGGAACCTCTGGTTCTCAGAACATCATCATATCTCAAGGATCTGGGGCTAATATTACAATTCCACCAGGTGACACTAAAGCTATCTATTCTGACGGTGCAGGCTCTGGCGCGGCAATGGTTGACGCCTTCGCCTCGTTAAGCGTGGTTGATCTCAAGGTTCAAGACGATCTGACGGTTACGGATGATGCTGCGATTGGTGGCACTCTTGGTGTGACAGGCATTGCTACATTTACTGACGATATAATTATTGGTGACGGTAAGACTATCGGTTCTGCCTCAGATGTAGACGCCATTACCATAGCTGCCAACGGGCAAGTAACTCTTACACAAACACTGATAGGTACAGCATTAGACATCTCAGGCGACATAGACGTAGACGGTACAACCAACTTAGATGTAGTGGATATAGACGGCGCAGTTAACATGGCAACGACTGCCCTCGTAACAGGAGTCCTGACCACCACGGCTGCGACTGTTTTTAATGGTGGGTTTGCTAGTAATGCTAACTCTACTATCGGGGGTACTGTAACTATTACCAGCAATACACCAGTTCTAACTTTTATTGAAAGCGACCAAAGCAATCAACAATATCAAATCGGTTCATTCGGTTCTGCCTTTGCAATTAATGACGGAACTAACAGTCAATTTAGATATGTAATAGATACAGCGGGTAATCACACATTTAATGAAGGTGGTGCTGATTGTAACTTCCGTGTTGAGTCAGACAACCACGACAACATATTTTTTATAGATGGTGGGCATGACGGTATAGGAATTGGTAATTCAACTATTATAGATTGGTCTACAAACTACCCTGGATTGCAGATGGGGCAAGCAGGTGTTCTTTATGGACATAAAAGCTCCAATCAAATGATTTTTGGAATGAACTGGGGTGTAACAACTGGCAACGTATTTATTGCAGATGGCATAGCCTCACGAATGTTTATGGATACCACTAAAATTGCTTTTGATAGTTCTGCATCAGGAAGTGCCGCAGGTGCTATAACTGGAATACCTCTTTTTAATATGACTCCTGCCGCTGGCTCTCATTTTAACAGTGACCGTGGTGGCGTCATAGATTTTCGTATTTCAAGTGGCTCTAAAACTCATATGTTTGTTGTTGATAGTGGGTCTGACTATATAGCCATGGGTACTGGAGACCAAAATAACGGAGGTTTACTTAACTTAAATGCTGTTTCTGGAAGCACTGTATCTACAATGACTACTAGGTCAGCAACAGATGCTCATACTAACATTTTTACTATGTTAAAAACTCCTGCCACATCCGGTAATTATACTGCCACTGGTTCTGGTGATATTCTTGGCGAAATAAGGTTTATGGGCGTAAACACCAGTACCGTTGCTGATATTGGTGCTATGATTCAAGTTGAGCAGACAGGTACGGCAAGTGGTACTGTTCCTGCTCAAATGTCATTTCTGACAAACGAAGCTACTGCAATGATAATTACAAAAGATGGTGTCGTTCAAATACCCGCTAAAAATAATGCTTTTAACTTCCAAGCATTTGCTTCTAATACATCTTCATTTTTTGGGATACGAGAAGATGCTAACGATAGTGTGCTTGTTCAAATAGACAGAAGTGATGGAAATACTGGGTTTTTATATAACGGACACACTTTAGCTTTAACTATTGGTGGAGCATTATCTAAAGGTTCGGGGTCATTTAAAATAGACCACCCATTAGAAGCTAAAAAAGACACACATCATTTGGTTCATTCATTTATTGAAGGACCACAGGCTGATTTAATTTATAGAGGTAAAGTAGCTTTATCTAGTGGTAGTGCAACAGTAAATATAGACACAGTTGCTGGTATGACTGAAGGTACATTTGTAGCTTTAAATACAGATGTTCAATGTTTTACTTCAAATGAAACAGGTTGGACAGCAACAAAAGGTTCAGTTTCAGGAAATATTTTAACAATAACGGCACAAGATAATTCTTGTACAGAAACAATTTCGTGGTTGGTTATTGGTGAAAGACATGACCCACACATGAAAGATGAACTTACCGAGTGGACAGACATCGATGGCAAGGTAATAGTTGAACCAGCTAAGTCATAAAGGAGAAACCAATAATGGCAATAACATCAACATGGGGCGTCAACAACATGACGCATAAAGACTCAGACGGGGGCGTATTCCTTGTCTACTGGTCACTAATTACAACTGATGATACTTACTCAGCACAAGCAGGTGGCAAGCTACGTTGCACCGCTGATCCCTCTGCGTCAGATTATATCGCATACGCAGACTTAAAAGAGAGCGATGTTCTTGGGTGGGTGTATGACAGCCTTAAAGAAGGTGATGAAACTTCCGCTGAAGCTAAAGCTCGTACTGAAGCTGAGAATACAGCAAAGGTGCAGGATCAGATAGATAGTGCTGCTTCTAACTCATCTGGCATACCTTGGTAATTTAACCCCAACCCCGAAAGGAGATCACAATGGCTGAGAAAAAAACAAACACCATTACGATCAATGATAAATCTTACACTGAAGACCAACTAAATGACACCCAGAAGATAATGGTGAACCATGTTGCTGATTTAGATCGCAAGATTGGCTCTGCTAATTTTAACATCGACCAGCTAAAAATGGGACGCATGGCGTTTATGCAGTCTTTGACGGCATCGTTGGCAACTGATACAGAAGAAGAAACCGAGAATGTAAACTAGGTGGAGTAAATGAATGCCCCTGACCAAACTCCAGTTCAAACCTGGTATCAATAGAGAAGTAACCTCCTACAGTAATGAAGGTGGTTGGTTTGATATGGATAAGGTCAGGTTCCGCTTTGGCTATCCCGAGAAAATAGGTGGTTGGTTGCGTAATTCCAACCAAGCTTTCTTAGGAACATGCCGTGCTTTGCATCCATGGGTTGCCCTCGACGGCACACAATACGTCGGCGTGGGTACTCACCTAAAGTATTACATCTTTGAGGGTGGCGGCTATTATGACATCACTCCACTTCGGGCAACAACTGCCGCTGGTGCGGTAACATTTCGGACCAGTGCAAACACACTAGACGGGGCAGTAGCAGTCGAGGATGAGTCTATAGTTCTAACTAGCTCGTCAAACTTTCCTCCTAATGGACTTATAAAGATTGGCAGTGAAGAAATATCTTACGCTGCAATTTCGTCTAATACATTGACTGGTTGCGCTAGGGGTCAAAACGGAACTACAGCAGCGGCTCACCTTGATAACGCTGCGGTGACTTGTGCCACAATTAAAGTTACTGACGAGGATCACGGTGCATTAGACAATGACTTTGTGACTTACACAGATGCGGCCACTCTTGGCGGGGTTATTACTGCGGCTGTCTTAAATCAAGAATATCAAATACAAACTATTGTCGATGATGACACCTACCTGATTGAAGCTCGGACCGTAGCAACTACTTCCTCGATCACCACAACCAACGGCCTTGAGCCTACATTAGTGTTTGCTAATACCTCGGACAGTGGAACTGGGGGCTCGGCAACGGTTGGTGCATATCAGATTAACACGGGGCTAGACACAACGATCACCGGCAACGGTTGGAACGCTGGCGCCTACGGCCGTGGAACATGGAACTCGGCTGCTGACCTTTCTATTGATGGGCAAACCCTGCGGGTATGGAGCCATGATAATTTTGGAGAAGACTTAATTATTAATCCTAGGGACGAGGGCGTGTTCTACTGGGACAAAACAAACGGGACAGGGGTACGAGCGGCTTTAATATCTACGTTGTCAGATTCCTCGGCCACACCCACGTCAGCTAAAATTGTTCTTGTGTCGGATAAAGACCGCCATGTTATAGCTTTTGGGTGCAACCCAGAAGGATCAGTAACACAGGATCCTTTGTTAGTTCGGTTTGCTAGTCAAGGGGCTCCCGCTACTTGGTCCGCGCAAGCTACAAACACAGCGGGTGATTTAACCATTGGATCGGGCTCTGAGATTATTGCGGCGGTAGAAACAAAGCAACAGGTTCTTGTGTTTACTGACGTATCCTTACACGCGATGCAGTTCTTAGGGCCCCCATTTACATTTGGTATAAACGTAGTGTCTGAAAACATTACGATTGCCAGCGCACTTGCCGCTATAAACGTAGAAGATACCGTGTATTGGATGGGACGAAATGAGTTCTACGCCTATGCTGGTACGGTGCAACGCCTACCTTGCACGGTTCGGGACTATGTGTTTAACGACATTAACTCTTCACAGTTAGCAAAGATTACTGCGGGATCAAACACAGCCTTTGGAGAGATCTGGTGGTTTTATCCTTCGGCTAGTAGCCAAGAGAACGACAGCTACGTTGTCTTCAACTATATGGAGAACGTTTGGTCATACGGATCCTTGGCTAGAACAGCATGGTTGGATAGAGGGATTACAGATTTACCGTTGGTCGCGGCTCCTGATCATTATCTATATAGTCACGAGACAGGGTTTGATGACGGAAGTACAGAGCCGGCTACTGCGTTAACAGCATTTATACAAAGCAGTCAGATTGATATCGGGGACGGAGATGAGTTTGTCTTTATTAACCGCATGATTCCTGATCTTACATTTAGAAACTCTTCCTCGGAATCTCCATCTGCTACGATGACGCTTTCTGCTAGGAACTATCCTGGCGGTTTGTATCTTCAAACAGAGTCAAAGTCTGTAACACGAACGTCTACGACGCCGATCGAGCAATGGACAGAACAGGTTAGTCTTAGACTTCGCGGAAGAGCGTTTGCATTAAAACTAGAATCTACAGGTGAGGGTGTTGGCTGGCGGTTAGGTACACCGCGGGTTGATATGCGAAGCGATGGGCGTAGATAATGTCTCGTAATCTTACAAAACCATTCTTTGCGAGACCTCCTGCCGAATACGACCAAAAGTATATGTCGGACTTAGTACAATCTTTTGCTTTATATTTAGAGCAAATGCAGAACCCAGGGGAAGGTCGTCATACACGATTAACCCTTACAAACTTGCCCACAAGTGATCAGGGGCTAGAGGTTGGTGGGTTGTTTCAGTATCGTGATGCCGCCGGATTACCTGGTGTTGTCAGGATAACTTCTTCGAATCAAACGAATCTCCCAAGCATATCAGGTACTGGTAGCGTGGGGTCAGTTACGGTGAATATATCATGACTAGAACTTTTAAAGAACTTCTGCTATTGTCAGCAGTAATTAACGTCGGGTGAAAAGCTATGAGTTTACTTAGCAGTTTAGGTGGCCTTGTTGGAATGGCTATGGGCGGACCAGCAGGGGCCGCAATTGGCTCTGGAATTGGCACACTAGCTAGTGGTGGAGATCTAGAAGACGCCTTCAAGTCAGGTGTTATGGGGTTCATGGGCGGTCAAGGCGGTCCAATGGGCGGAATAATGAATGCGTTTGGTCAAGGCGGTGGCGGAAATCAATTTTCTCAGATAGCGTCGTTGTTGGGCAACCAAGGCGGTGGCGGTGGTAGAGGAGCAAGTCCTCTTGCTCAACTTCTGAGTTCTACTGTACCAGGTGGAATGGGCGGTGGGCAAATGAATCAAGGTGGAATTGCTGGTATTATGAATGCAATGAACAACCAAGGCGGTGGCGGTAGACAAAACAGGCGCAATGCTGACATATCTAATTTAATAAATGCAACAGGAGTTGACAGTCCGTTAGGGATGGCTGCGTTGATTTACGCAGACACTCATAAAGGAAACTTAACAACTCCATTACAACAAGCTCAAATGGATACAGGCGAAAGAATGCCTAACTTTAGAGGCATAGGTTTTAAAGAAGAACGTCCAGGTAGAGTTCAAAGACGATACACACGGGATATTAACAACCGACCAACATTTGCTCAAGGTGGATTGATCGAGGGACCTGGAACGGGGACCAGTGATTCAATACCTGGAATGATTATGCAGAACGGAAAGCCTGTTGAAGAGATTCTTGTTTCAAATGAAGAATTTATTCTTAGAGCAAAGGATGTAGAAAAGATTGGCGAAGGAGATCGCGATCGTGGTGCGGCTAAGTTATACGCTATGCAACGCCGGTTTGACAACGGAGGAACTATGAATGGTTGATACAACAGGTGACGGATCAAGCACACAAGTTAACCTTAATCAAAGCCAACAACTTCTTCCTGGTTATCAAGAAGAGTATCTAAAGAATCTTTTAGCAAGTGTTTACCAAGTTCAATACGATGATCAAGGTAATCCATTACTAGATTCTAACGGTCAACCTATTGTAACGGGCGTTGCCGCAGAGTCTCCTTTGTATGGTACGCCTGTTTTAGATGACGCTGGCAATCCTGTATTTGAAAAGAACCCTGACGGCACTAACAGGTTAGACTTTCGCGGCAACCCTATTCCTCAAGTAGAGGGTGGAATTGTTCGTCCTGACGTAGCTCCGTTTACGGGCAATCAATTAGAAGGTATTAGACTAGCTGAAGAGGGTGTGGGTTCATACGAATCCTATATGCAGGATGCCGATACCACACTAGGGGCCGCTGCGGGTAGAGGCGCTCAAGCTCAAACGGCTTTTGATGCTGGAACTAGCGCGCTAACTGGAACTACCGGTGCTTATGATCCGACTGACTTTTCTGATTACTACGACCCATTTAAAACAAATGTTATTGGTCAGACTGCAACAGATGTAGCGAATGCCAGTACCGCTCTAGGTACTGCGGCGCAAGGTGGCGTGGACGCAGGGCAATATGGTTTAGGATCTGCGGTTCAAGGCCAACAGATGCTTAGAGATACTACAGACAGGTTTACTGGTGAGGGCATTGGATCGTTTATGAATCAGTACGAAGATGCTGCTGTGCAACAGGCACTAGCGGACATCGCTCGTAGTGGTCAGATGCAACAAGCACAGCTTGGTGCGAACGCTGTAGGCGCCGGCGCGTTTGGTGGGGCCCGTCAGGGTATACAGGAAAGCGAATTAGCTAGAAATATATTAGAGCAACAGGGTAGAACTGCGGCAGGAATGCGGCAGGCTGGTTTTGAAAGTGCCGCGCAACGCGCACAATCAGCTTTTGAAGCAGAGCAAGGGCGTGGACAACAAGCCGCACAACTTACTGGTCAGTTAGGTCAGGCTGGTGCGTCTAGTGCAATGTCCGGTAATCAAATGGGTATGGCTGGCGCACAAGGTCAGGCGGATCTTTCTATGGGATTGGCCGGACTTCGTGGTCAAGGATTTGGAGCTTCACAAGAGCTTGGACAGAGTGCCTTTCAGAATCAAATGGCAAGAGGACAGAACGCAGGGCAGATATTCACGGGCCTTGGTCAGGGAATCGGAGGTCTTGGTACGGCAGAAGCGGGTGTTGGTACACGTCAAGCGGCACTTGGAGAAGCTTTCCAAGGTGCAGGTCAGCGAGATGTAAACTCCTTGTTTAACATTGGCGCCTTAGAGCAAGGACAGCAGCAAGCTGAGTATGATGTGCAACGCGCTGGTCAAATTGAAGAACAGTATGAACCATTCCAACGGGCATCATATATGTCCGATATCTTCCGAGGTGTTCCTTCTTCTCAAGGTTCGCTGACCGCCAACTCGGTTCCAACACCAAGTCCAGTACAATCTATTTTAGGTAATGCAATGGGTATTGCTAACTATCAAAATCAATCTGGAACCGGCATTTTGTCGGGGTTAACGTAAGAAAGGTTGAAACGATGAACATGGATCGAGTAGCCAATCGAAGCTTATTTAAAAGCAAAAACAACGCGAGAAATAGACTTCGTAACCTTGGTGGTATTATGTCGTCAAGTGAATCCTTGTTAAAGGAAGCGGTCAAAACGATTGATGCCCCAGTAAGCCGCCCTGATATGAGCGGTATTATGATGGCTAATCGGATGGCTCCTCAACCTGCACCTCCTATGGCACCACCTCCCATGGCACCACCTCCCATGGCACCACCTCAACCACAGCCGCAACCACAACCACAACCACAACAGGTCGCTCCTCAACCCGCACCTCAGATGGCCGCTCCTCAACCAGCGCCGTCTCTTAATCCGTTTGGTGCAGATCCTAAACGTGGGTTTGCACTTGGTGGTTTGCTCAATGACCCTGACACTCAGGCTAGACTAGCGGCGAACACGGCAACTCCAGAAGAAAGAGCCAGAACAAATATGCTTGGCATTGATGTAACACAGAAAGCCGGAACTGTTGTTGAACGTCCAACGCCACAATTAATTAACTTAAAAGAAATGACAAGAGAACAAGCAAATCGACTTGCTTCTGATACTTTGACCGGCAAAACACCGTTTGTTTCTCCGTTCACAAAAGCAAATTTTGGTGATAAGGCTCCAGAGTTAACGGCAGGAATGCAAAACTTGGGCGCAATGTTGGCTAACCCTGACATATCAACTCAAGAAAAGTCTCGATTGATTGCAACATATGCTGGTGGAAATCCTAAAGCAAAAGACATGAACAAAGAAATGTCAAGTATAGCAAATAAAACATTTGGAAAGAAACTAAGTTCAAATCAAAAACTTGATTCAATGAATAAGTCTATCATGGGTTTTGCTATTGCAGCAGGCACAAGTCCTTTTGCTTCTGTTAACTTTGCTAACGGTATGATGGTCGGTCTTGGAGAGATGAAGAAGACTGAACAGGCACGGGTTGCGGCGGCTAATGCTTTAAGAGGGGTTGGGCCAGGAGGAGCAAAGTCTAGTACATACAGAACTCCAGGAAATGCCTACCAAGACGCAATCAAAGACGCGATGGCTATGGACGATATAGATTTGCCAGAAGGGATGACTTTGGCTCAGTATGCAGAACAGTATGCGAGAAACATTGTTGCTAATTCATACACTCCGGCTCAACTTGCGGGGACAGCGTTTGAAGGTACTTCGGTTCAAGGTGGTGGAGGACAACCTCCTCCCAACACTGGCAATAGAATTGCTACTCAAGAACAGTATGATGCTTTACCTCCAGGCACAGATTATATTGATGCTAATGGGGTATCTGGAACAAAACCCGCATAAGTGAGGTGACTTTTTATGGCAACAACTATGTTTGGGGATGCAGCTAAAGAACCTCAAAAACCAACAACTACAATGTTTGGAGACACGGCGTCACAGCCAGTACCCACACCACCCGAAGTAGAAGAAACAGGTCGTAATCGCGAACAATTCCTAGAAGGATCTGCTGTTCGTGAAATTGGCGAGGGTGTTGTTTCTGGTGCATTAGGTGCTGTCGAGGGAGTCGTGGGTCTTGGTGCTTTAGCAGTAGATCTCGTTGCTGACACAGACTATGGGGACAAGGTTACGCAAGCAGCGGAAGCTACTCGTGACGCTTTAGGTTTAGATCCAGAAGGTATCTTGGGTAAGGGTGCTGAAATTATTACACAGTTTGTAGTTCCTGGTGGTATTGCCGCCAAGGCTGCTAAAGGTGTAACCATGGCTGGACGTGCTGCCAAGGGCCTGTCTAAGACACCCTTAACTAAAGCAGAACGATTCACTCTTGCATCTAAAGAAATAGCAGCGGCTGGAATTGCAGATGCCGCAGTATCAACAGATGATATGACTACAATCGGGGACTGGGTGGACATGGGTCCTACTCAGACTACAGACTTAGTGGGTATTTACGGTCGAGAAAAAGCATTAGCTCGTTTAGGAAACAGATTAAAGGTTGGGGTAGAAGCTACGGGAATTGGTGGTGTAGCACAAGCTGGTCTTGGTCTTGCAGGGAAAACTATTGGCGATGCCAAAGTAACTAAAGACATTGCTCAAGCGACTAACAGGAAGATAGATCAGGCAACTAAAACCATAGACACCCTCTTAGACCGTAGGTTGTTCGCTAAACCAGGTAGTGCAGAAGAGCTAGGTAAATTTGGATCATTTGCAGCGGACGCAATTGCATTTAGTCGTTACCGTGGGTATTTACCTGGGCAAATATCAGAAAAACGTTTGTTAATGGACGGTCAAGTTCAGACTCAAATAAAAAGAGCGGACAGAATCCTTAAAGATTTAGACACAGAGCTTGACGATTTTGTAAAAAAACTTCCCGAAGAAAGCAATCTTAATAAGGTTGGTATTATGAACAGGGTAGAAAGTTACTTAACCGAGACAGATGAAGCTGTTAAAAAACGTGTACTGAAAGAACTTCCAAAAGGAGTTCGTCAAAACGCTATGCGAATGAGAGCGCACGTCAATAGGTTGAGTAAAGATGTTTTAGACAGCAACTTTTTAAAAGAAGCGAAGTATACAAAGGACGGTAAGAACGTCAATGATATGATTGAAAAAAACATCAATGCATATTTGCGTCGTAGATACAAAATTTTTGAAGACTCTAAGTATGTTCCCACTGAAAAATCAATAAAGATTGCAGACGATTACTTTACAAGAAACCGTAAATCTACAGCAAAAGAACTAACTGAGGCGGCTCGTAAAGATACTGATAACGTATTCAACGATGATTTCTTAGCGAAGAACGGGTTGACTAAAGTTGGGGCGGGTAGAGATTTTAAAATAGAAATAGGTAACAAGGTTACACCACAGTTGGCTCGATTAGCACGAGAAAATTTTCTTGGTCGGTACAGTATTGAAAGCCGCAAGGTTCGTGGTGGTGGTCGTGTAGCAACAGATCGTTTAGAAACAGGTATGTTTCAAACAAGAAAAGACATTTCCCCCGAGCTTCGATCTTTGTTGGGAGAAGTAAAAGATCCAAGAGAAGCATACCTTGGAACCATTGCAGATCTTGCTCAGTTTACAGCCGTAGATGATTACTTTGGAACGGTTGCTAATCTTGCAAGACAAGACTCGGGAATTGGAAAATTCTTTATAGATGGCAAGAACTTAACTCGTGAACAGCAAGCGGGTTTAGAGACTCGTGGTTTTGTAAAGTTGGGTGAGGATGGCAGGTCTAGTGGTGTTGGTAAGATAGATACTCAAGGAGAGATAGTTAAATCAGATGGTGTGCAAGACATAGTTGGTGCCGGTTCTAGCTGGGGTGAGCTAGAAGGGTTTTATGTACCAGACGGTGTATATAAAAATCTATCTAATCAAATTCTAGCCGAGGACAGTCTTGGAGGAAAAGCAGCAAATGCCATAGTCGGAACGTTACTAAAAGGAAAAGGTATATCTCAGTATTCTAAAACCGTTTTGTCTCCAATCACTCAAGTCCGTAACTTCACAACAGCCACTGCTTTTGCTACTGCAAATGGCAACGTTCCTATCATTGGACGTGGAGGTAGTTTAAAAGATTCTTTTAAAGCTATTCATGCAAACATTGCAAACAAAGGTGACAAAGCCTTGTTCAATGATTTAGCCGACGCACAGCGAAGAGGAGTTATGGGAACCAATGCTGAGTTGCGGGAGATTCAAGATACTCTAAACAAAGGATTAGATCTTTACGGTAAAGAGCCAAAGAATTTTATCGAAGCTACATTCGGAGAAGCTGCATCTAAAAGCGGAGCCGCTAAAGGTGCTAAGTTTATGGAGGATCTTTACCAAGGGTCTGATGATTATTGGAAGTATTATAGTTACAACGCCGAGCAAGCCAAGCTTCGCCATGCTTTAAAGGGGTCGGCTACAGATCCTCAAGTCATAGCTAAAGAAAAACAGGCTGCTATTGATTACCTTAGCAAAGGAATGACTGATCTTGAAAAAGACATTCTAACTTCTAAAATAAAAAAACAAAGTAATAACAACTCAAGTATTGTTTTTGCAGATGAAATTGTTGAAGAGCTAATTAAAAACCGTGCGGCTCAAATTGTTAGAGATACTGTTCCAAACTACAACAAAGGTGCATCTGATCTTATAAAGTTAGGTCGTAAGCTTCCTGTTGGTAACTTTATTACCTTCCCTGCGGAGATGATGCGTACTGGATTTAACATTGTTAAGCAAGGTCTTGATGACATGGCATCTGATATTCCTGCTATACAGGCTAGAGGTCGGCAACGTTTAGCAGGGTTTGCTACTACCACTGTTGTTGTTCCAGCCGCTGTTCTTGAAACGGCATATGCAGTTACGGGAATAAGCCGTGAAGAAATGGAAGCTTACAAACGATCTTTTGGGGCACCTTGGGAGAAAGGTTCTGTCTTGGTTCCAACAGGTAGAACAGAAGATGGTAAAATTAAATACATTAACTTTAGCACATCTAATCCATATGATGTACTGTCTAGGTTTGCTAACCGAGCAATTAACGAAGCGGATGAAGCAATAAAAGAAGGTAAAGATCCAGGTCAAGCCTTTAGCGGTATTGTTGGAAATACAGTTAAAGAGTTTTTAGAACCCTTTATGTCTGAAGCTATTCTTACTGAAGCAATTATAGATATATCTTTTAGAAATGGACGAACAAGTACAGGTGCTGAAGTTTATAACCCGCAGGATTCAGTTGGAACTAAAGGTGTAAAAACGATGTTGCATTTAGCTGATACTATAATGCCAGGTTTTGTTCCTGCTAATATAACTTCTGGTGGCGTTGAGCCTAGCAGGTTATTGCGCGGTGTTCTTGGAACAGAAGATGGACCTATTAGTTACAAAGATAAGATGGGACGTGAGCGTACCTTTGTTGGTGAGATGGCTCGTTCCATGACTGGTGTAACTCCACTGGAGTTTGATCCAAAGAAAGGTCTGGAGTATGGTGGGTTCCGTATGCAACGGGCACAAACAGACTCAAAAAGAATGTTTAACAAGGTCGTTGATGATGAGAACGCAGACTCAGATACTTTGTTCAATGCATTTGTAGATGCGAACGAGGCTAAGTTGCGCGTTGACCGTCAGTATTATCAGATGGTTGAAGATCTTCGGACTATGGGAATGAAGGATTCTGAAATACGCAGAGTGTTTAAGCAAGAAGGTATCGGTGGTATCAAAGGCATAATGCGTGGAAAGTTTGAACCATTCAAAGCGTCAGACAAAAACAGGAAAGACATGAAGAAGGCTGGCATCTATGATCAGTATCCACGGGCTCAAATTAATCAGTTAAGAAAACAGATGAGAGGTATACCTTTGGCTCCAGACGATGGACCAAGTCAAGCAAGGAATCCAAGACCCGTCCCTGTAAAACCTTCTACTACAATATTTGGAGATCCGTCTTCATCGTTGTCTCCTCCGGCACCGATTGTGCCCACAGGACCTAGGCCGGCTCTTGGACCACCAACAACTACAATGTTTGGGGACTCATCGTTAATCGGAGGGGATCCTGCTACTCAGGAGATAGCGAATCGTTTGGGTAGAGGTTAAAACTCTTCGACTTCTACCTTAACTCCCACGCCACCAAACAACTGGACTAGGTCGTTAGCATCTTCCTCGACCTCGGCTAGGATATCGTCATCAATCATGCTGGCTAGTCTTAGAGATGTGTTAACTAACCGCATCAGGGCAGCAAGCTGCATGGGATGCATCTGATCTAAACCTAGACTTTTAAACTTCTTTAACTTCATTCAATCTCTCCCCAATTATCCTTGAGTTCTTGATCAATCTTGGAAGGAACCTTTAAAGGTACGCCAGTCTCCATAATTTCTTTGACTTGAGTGGCTTGTTTGTCGCTTCCTATACTGAAGCATAACTCATCGTGGACCGTGAGCATAGGAGTAAGTCCAGCGTTATAGCAATCAAGCATCGCTTTCTTAGTCTGATCGGCCGCGGATCCTTGGATCAAACGGTTCAATGCCTTGTATGTAAACGCACGGCGTAACTTGCCCATGCCCCCATACTCCTTCTCCGCTTCCTCCAGAGGCAAAGGTTTGTTGTACTCAAAAGACGTAGGCTCCCACATATCAAAGCGACACAGCCTACCTAGGAGCGTCCGTATCTGCCCGTTGTTGCCGGCCCTCTTGCTTGCAATGTCAGCCAACTGTTTAACGAATGGAACCTTCTCTCGATGATCAGAGATGATTGACTTGGCCTCATCCTTTGTGATCGCCATTTGATTCGCCAACTTAGCTACGCCCATGCCATACATGATACCCAGGTTTACAGTCTTGGCTTGCTTGCGTGTGATCCCTGCCAAATCTGCAACGATCTGGTGAAGGTCTACATCGCTAGTGTTGAACTCTTCAACGATGGTTTGAAGCACGGGATCCTGCATGTTGGGTGGCATCGATGCCGCGAAGTGTACCAATAACCTTGGCTCTTGGCTTGAGTAATCAAATGATCCCCACTTGTCTCCATCCTCTGGTATAAACAATCCTCGGATTAACTTCTTGATCTCCTTGTCACGGGCTGGGATCTGCTGAAGGTTGGGGTTGCTTGAAGAAAATCTTCCGGTGACAGTACCCCCTTCATCCCTGCGAGTGGAGTGCAGTTCTGTGTGTATGCGTCCGTTGTGTTCATGCTTCAAGATGCTGTCGATAAATGTACTGTCTGCCTTGTCGAACTCACGAAGCTTAACCAATGACTGGCAAGCCTCATGCGGGTGAGAGTTTAGATAAGACTTAGTGAACGACGGGGCTCCAGCCTCGGTCCTTGGATATTCCAACCCAAGCTTATCAAACATCTTGGCTACTGATGCACCGGCCCATATATCTACGTCTACGCCTGCACTCTTCTTAATATCCTGACGCAATTCCTTAGAACGTTTCTGAATTAACTTCTTGTTCTTGTCTGCCTTATCCAAGTCCACACGCACACCATTGGTTCTCATGTCCAACAGGCAAGGAATCAAACCAGTCTCAAGCTTCCAAATAGACCAGAGGTCCTGCTTCTCTAACTGGATCTTCAGAGCCTGCCATAACTTTAACGTGGCTACAGCATCCTGTTCTGCATAGGCGCCGACATACTTAGGCGGCAACTGCCACATCTCTGCCTTGGGATCTATCCCCCACTCTTGAGCCGCGGCCTTCAGAAGCTTCTCATCCTTGCGTATACCAACGTAGTCTCTTGCCATAGCATCGAGGCCAAAGGACCAACGGTTCTCGTTCACCAAAGCGCCAGTAATCATGGTGTCAACAATACGGCCCTGCACTTCAACGCCCTCGGCCCTCATCCAGCCAGCATCATAGGTTGCGTTGTGCATAATCTTATCAACATCAGGCGTAGCCATCTGTGTCTTGAGCCAACGCATTGTCATAGTGGGATCTAGGTTGTGTCCGTTCGCATGACGCAAGGGGAAGTACCCTTTGAAGTCGCCGGCTGCTACCGCAATACCAATGATGTGTCCGTCCTTTCTAGCCCATCCTGGTCCTTGTGTCTTTATGTTAGGGTCCTTTGTTTCAAGGTCTACAGCTATCTGATCATACCCCGTCAAGTCAGGAAACTCAGTAGGTATATTCCAATCAGTGTCAATCAACTCCATCTCCGAACGGATCTGATAGTCTTTGTCTTGGTTGCCAAGATTAAACAGCTTGCCTTGAGTCATTATTTTTTCGCCATCTCTGTTAGTTCTTCTATCGATCTGGTCTCTTCGGAGAACTCTCCACCCAAGCTTGAATACCCTGCCTTGTCCGTCCACGAATCATCATGGTCCATGGTCTCAAGAAGACGAGCAGTCTTCACCCAATCCATCATTAAGACAACGTGTTGCTCTGTCAGGTAGCCGTGGCTTATCAGAGCCCCGTTCATTATGACGTTCCATCCATTGGCTATGCGGCTGTGGTTCTCGAACGCATCTCCATAATCCTTGGCCCTAGCTCCGTTGACTAAGTCTTTCGCCTTGTCCAAAATTTCATTGCGTTTCATCTTCTTTCTCCTTTGGGTAATAAACTAATACAAAAGTGGAACATTCGGGACAGGATAGATTTGAAACAATAAGGTATTCCTCATCATCCTCACAGTCGTGATCCCCTCCCCAGATAAGTTCCGTCGCACAGTGAGGGCAGTTCATCTTTTTGTCTCCTTCTGATTAGGCCGTATCTTTGGACGTAAACTAATTTGTACGCTCTCTGGTTTCTTATACGAATAGAAAACATGTTGATCTATGCGAACTATTCTGTACAGTTTCCGCCGCCATATAGGTCGAACGTTTACAGTGTGGTAGTGATCGGCATCGCTGTAAGGTAGAATGCTTGGGTACTTTAGTATCTCCTCCGCTAAGTTCTTAGATTTGTCCCACGCCTCTTGATCCTTGGTCGGAGGTACGTTGCCCTTCTTAACAAAAGAAAACTGTCGGTCCTCCATGACTACATCACAGAGTTTTGAAGGCCATCGTTTTGATTCTACCCTATTCACTATAACTTTAGCCACCATAAGTTGAGCTTGAAGAGATTCCCCCCGTGCCTCATGGTACAGGGCCAACGCTAGGCAGACACTTGCTATCATAATTCATACCTATACTTCTTGTCTGTGTCCAAAATATGCAGTTCTTTTTGCGCGCGTGTGACCCCTACATAGAACGCTCGATGCTCATCATCCGGATACCTTGACTCCATGCATGCCTTGGTTGAAGCTAAGAACACCAAGCACTTATCATCTTCGCCACCCTTCATTGCATGAAAGGTTGATACTTTAATTCTAGGCGGCTCAGTAATCGACTCGCCCCTGCGTTCGATAGCTTGTGCATACATCTTGTCATCGCTGCCCAGACGCACAACATCCATGGCATCGCGTGTTCTTTCACACTCTAGCCCGTAATGCTTGTACAGATCGTCCATGTTTAGATCACCTGTTGGGTCCGCTGCATCTAACAGATTGCCGGCTCCACGCTTAACAACCTTGTAGTCCCCCTGCTTTGGCACAACCTCATACATCTTCTTGATTCGATCGACAGAAACCATGTCCCCTGCTTGCAGTTCTCTCCAGGTTTGAATGGCCCTACCTACTTCCGTCTTGATAGAAGGGGTGCCCTTCATCGAGTACAAGTACCCTGACTCTCTCAAGATCTCAGCAAACTCCCTGACAAAACTATTGGTCCGGCACATGATTGTCCAAGAGCCTTCGTGTATCGGTACACTGTCCATGGTCTGATGGTACTGAACAACACCCTCTTCAGTGGTTGGATAGAACTCTTTCTCAAACCGTGTGTGGATACGCTTTACAATCTGTTGAGACAGATCAAAGACTAGCTTGGGTAGACGGTAAGATTGTGACAAGATATCTACGTTGTCTGTAACTTGCATGAACCTTTCAACGACTACACCGGTCCACCGGTGGATAGCCTGATCGTCGTCTCCCGAATACACAACCCTCTCTGCATTCGTTCTCCAATGCAGTACCATCTCCCATTGAAGTGGTGTGAGATCTTGAGCCTCGTCTATCAAGAGTAGTTGCAAACGTGGAGGCTCTATGTCTAAAGCCAATTCGATCATGTCAGCAAAGTCTACCTTCTGATTGTCAGACTTGTAGCTGGTTACCGTTTCGTGAATCTGTTTCATCTTACTGAAGTGCAGGTTGTAGTCTTCTGCATCGTTAAACTCTTGCTCTAATGTACACTGACGATACCGTGAACGGTCTATCATCTGGAGATACTTGCTACCGTCACCGCCAACCGCGGCAATCAGGATGCCATCATCCGGAGATGCAGCGTCCGCTCCCTTGAAAGACAGACCCAGAGTTTGCCCCAAGGTTCTCCAGTCTTCCATCGACAACAGGTCGTTACGGGACAAGCCAAGCGATCTCCACGCCGCTGAGTGCAGGGTTCTAAACCAAGGCAGTTGTTTATTCTCTAGGTTAAACCTCGCACACGCACGGCCCCGTGCTTCCTCTACGGCCTTCTTGGTAAAGGACATGAACCCTATCTCTTCGGGCCTCGTACCTTGAGCCAGTGCATCTTCGACCATCTGCATAAGTGTGTGGGTTTTGCCGCAACCTGGGGGCCCCAACAGTAGTTGATCAGTCTTCAAAGTTCTTGCCTCTTGGACGTTCCTTCAACCATTCGCGTACCTCTTGCTCAACCCACCGGCTGGCTGTGTTCTTGGCGCCATCATTCTCGCCCAAGATAATTGGTTTGGGAAAGTCCCGTTGCTCAACCCACTTGTAGATGGTTGACTTATGTACACTAAGCCATTCGCTGAGTTCTGCGATACGCATTAGTTTTTCATCAGAAGGGAATGTCATTATCGATCTCCACTTTTTGTAGTGCTGTTTCATTTTCAAAGGCCGGCACCCACCAGACCCGTATTGATGTTCGACTGCCATCAGGCTTTCTAATATTTAAATGCCCATGATAATCGAGACCGTCGTTCATATTTTTTATTTGCTCTTGAACCTCTGCTCTGTTGTAGTCGTTGAAGCTTCTGTTCTTTAGAAACTGCATCAAGCCACTCATTGTAAACTTAGTAAGGTTGTCCTCGGTCCAAGGTTTACCCATAGACACTTCTTCTGGTGCTATCGCCCTGATCCGACTGGTGCAGTAAGTGGTTAGGAGTTCCTTGAACTGACCACTGATTGTAAGTTCTTCGGGGACCTCCATCTTCACAGACTTCTCCATCAAACTGTTGACCATCTGTTGCCAGTCATTGGCCTTCATGTTTGGTGGCATCATGCTTAGTTGTTCCATGCATGACCGCTGCCACAACGTTTGGTTCTGTAGTTGTTCAACAGTAAGCTGTAGCCTTTGACCGTTAACATCCATGAAATACATGCGAGGTTCCGACAACATGATCGTCAGGCCACCAACTTCGGGTGCATCAGGCGCGCTACCGCCTATACCAAACGGTCTGGACTTGCATATAGTCTTGTCACAGTGATCCTTGAGAGGGCAGACTTCGCATTGTAAGAAGTAGTCTTTCTTCATCAAAGACTTTTGCAGATCTACAATCTCTCCCGCCTCTAACGATGGACTGCATAGCATTCGATTATAATCTTCGTGATGCTTCTTCCAATCATCCGGCCACTTTAGCCGGCAGTATACACCGACGTTAAACATAAAGATGTTACGGTATTCTGTGACCGCACCTTGGCTTGCAATAACTTCCAAGCAGTAAGGACCGTCAGTAAAGTGTGATCGTTCACCACCAAAGGTTAAAGAATCTAGGTCCGAAGCGGACACTTTTGCTTTTGATACAGCCTTATGGAACTGAGCCAAGGTCATTGACTCACCCTTGGTGTCCAATGCGTAGCGTGTTGTGATGTCCCCACCGTAGTAAGGCATGTTAATAAAGTTGCCTACATCTCCTCGATCAGCAAGGATCTTGTCTTGCTTTGGAAATATCTCACACCCACTGTAACCCAACGCAACTGACATCTCGGTTAGGTATTCTCGGATCAAGGCCGCAGGCTCCCAATCCTTTGTGAACAAGTAAAGATGGGCGCCACCGGACTTGGATCTGCACATGATTAATGGCAGCTTCAACTGATGAACCTTGCTGTTCAAGGCTTTTAAATCCAAGTCATATGTATCTATATCTAACGCACCGAACTTACACATGTTGTCTTGGTTAATAGGAATAGAGCCCACCCCCATCTTACCTTCGATGTGTTCCTGTATTTTTTCTTCTGTAAGTACGCCACGAACAACACGGCTATCGGACTCGGCTTTACCGTTTCTTCCAACACGACCAACAACAGTTGTCCCGTGAGCCGCGCTCGATCCCTCAAACGTTTCTAATAATTTTTTTGCATCTGACATTATTTGCCCCTTGGAAAAATAAAAAGGGGTAGTTCTTTTCTACAAGAACTACCCCCCGCTTTAATTAAAACGGTATTTCATCTTCCTCGACGGCATCGCTGTTCTCCGAAGAAGTCTCCTCGGTCATAGCTCTTGCCTCGCCAGTCTCTACACTCGCACGAAACTTCTTAGCTTCATTCCGTAGAACTGGGTTTGCTACCGGACCTACTTTAGATACGGCATAGTTAGCGTAAGGCTGACCAGCCTTGTTTGAATCTCCAACCGATACTACCTTCCACATCGTGCTGAACAACGACAACACCTGCATCTGCCCTGTCTTAGGATTCTTTGCTTTGTTCATAGCGATCATAGATTTCCAACGCTTTGAAACTTTCATCTGTGAAACCTTCATGTCAATGACAACAGGCATGTAGTCTTCATCTTCAGTAACCAACAGACAGAAGTAACAGTCAGCAATCTGAAGATGGTTTCCGTTAGGAAGGATCTCAGTGTTACCGTCCCTTCTGCGTTGAGCAATAGTAGGGTCACTTGGATCTAAGTCCTGCACAAACCCGCCACGATCAGGAAGCCACTCAGTATATTTAGTGACAACGTAACAAGGAATAACCTTGATGCCATCGTCGCCAGGATACACCTCATTGGTAAGGTTGTTAAAGATATCACCTTCATCCAACCCCTCGATGTACTTTGCTTCCTTCTTCTTTAGTTCCGGAGACATAGCTTGTGCCAAACGAATAAATGGTATGATCATTTCGTCGGCGGCAAAGGTTGTACCCTCATCACCATCTGCAAAGATATCATCCATAAAGTCTGTGCTTAACTCTGCATTTTTTTTATTTGCGACTGCGTTACCCATTATGTTTTCCTCCGGATATGTGCTGCGTTGGCTACGAATGCCCCGAACATGTCGAGGTCTACTGGTTTGTCTGCGGTGATACGTTCTTTAATGAACGCCTTGAGTGTACTTGGATGGACGTGGGTCTTGGTCTTAGGATCAAAACCTTTCTCTCGCAGGATACCAACGACATCGCCTGCTAGATTGTCCTGCCCCTTGCCAAAGGAACAAGTGATGTCATTCTTAATGATGTCATCGAGGTTGTTCTCCCGTAACCAACCGAACGCCTGTTCTTTATTGTCTGCTGGGATAGATGCATGTACCATCAGCTTACGCTCAACAGTCAGTCCGTCTACATCAATACGCTCCATGCCCATCTCATCCATTAACGATGGGATGTTCTCAACAGAGAGCCTATGCTTCTCTGCTCTTAGAGACTTCAAATGCTGTTCAGCATCCTCCATCTGACTTTCTACTTGTCTTAATTGTTTTACAAGGGTGCTGAGTTGCTTCCCTGTTTGTTCATTGACATCTGCCAAGGCGTGGCTTTCGTCAAACATGTCTTCAAATATTTCTGTCATAAGTAATCCCTCTTCAGAGTTGTGGTTGACACACAACTAATGGTGTGTAAGAACTACGTTACAGGAGGAAACAGATGACTGTCAACTATAAATTTAAAACAGTACCATATGACCATCAAAAGACTTCCTTAGACGCTGTTGGAGATAGATTGTCCTTCGGCTTCTTTATGGAGATGGGAACGGGTAAATCTAAAGTGCTGATCGATAACCTCGGTCAGTTGTTTACAAAAGGGGAAGTCAACTTCGCCCTGATCATCGCACCAAAGGGTGTGTATAGGAACTGGATAGCCAAAGAAATCCCTCAACACATGTCGGATGACGTTCCGCACCGTGTGATTCGATGGGTGTCTGTTGGAAATAAAAAACAACAGGCTGAAGTCCAGTCAGTCAAGGAACCTTTCTCCGGTCTGACTATCTTTGTCATGAATGTTGAAGCGTTTTCCACAACCAAGGGACAAGTAGCAGGCAAGTGGTTGGCGAAACACCTAGGTAAGCACGGGATGATCGCAATCGATGAGTCCACTACAATCAAGAATAGTAAAGCCAAGCGCACAAAGGCCCTGATTAAAATTGCTGAAGGGTTTAAGTACAAAAGATTGCTGACCGGATCACCAATAACCAAATCACCCATGGATATATATGCACAAGCAGAGTTCCTTGGACCTGGGTTACTAGGATATGATTCGTTCTACGCATTCCAAGGTCGGTATGCTGTGCTGCAACGCAGAAACATGGGAGCCCACGCCTTTCAACAAGTGCTGGGTTACAAGAACCTCGATGAGTTAACCGAGAAGATAGATCAGTTTAGCTATCGAGTATTGAAGAAAGATTGTTTGGATCTGCCCGACAAAACATACACAGTTCGACACGTTACGCTGACAACAGAACAAGCAAAGATGTACGATGACATCCAGCGACAAGCACTGTTGATGCTCGACAATGGAGAGTTGGTCACGGCGCCGGCCGTAATTACCCAGCTTCTAAGAATACAACAGATTATGTCAGGGCATCTCATGTCTGACGATGGAACGATGATGACGTTTCCAACTCGGAGAATGGATGCACTGCTAGAAATTTTGGAAGAGCATGATGGCAAGGCGATCATATGGTCACGGTTTCGACATGACATAAAAGAGATCACTGCTACACTCAACAGGACCCTCGGATCTGGGTCCGCTGCTTCTTACTTCGGGGACACCGGAGGTGATGAACGGCAAGCAATCGTTACTAACTTCCAAGATTCTAATCACCCACTCAAATTCTTTGTGGGTAATCCAGCTACCGCAGGGTACGGCCTGACTTTGACCGAGGCTAACCTTGTGGTATACTATGCCAATGACTTTAACTTGGAAACTCGTATCCAAAGTGAAGACAGGGCGCACCGAATCGGTCAAAAAAATCCTGTCACTTATGTCGATCTGATCAGCGAGGGTACACTTGATGAGCGTATTGTTAAGTCCCTTCGATCTAAGATTGATATCGGTGCAAAAGTTTTAGGAGAGGAAGCAAGAGAATGGCTGACACTAAAGCCGGCAAAGTAGAACACGATGCCGCAATAGAAACCATGGTAGACTACAAACGTGGACTGAGAAACTTGGACACTGGTTCTAAGATTCTATCTCAACAGACCGGATTGGATGAAGACATATCAGCAATGATACTCAAGTCCATGAAACGCAATAACGTAACTCAGATCAGAGGCTACAGCAAGGAGCCCGAAAGATTACGCAAAGGTAAGATTGGAAAGTCAAATGAACCTAAACGATAACTTCGAATGTCGGCACGATCAAATGAAAGCAAAGTTCTCCGAGTTTCACAACGAACATCCGGAGGTCTATGGTTGGCTGACCCAGTTCACGTTTGATTTAATTAAACGTGGCTATGAAAACTACTCGATCGATGGTGTGTTGATGAGGGTGCGCTGGGAAAAGGACATCAACTACAATAGAGACACTGGGTTTAAGATCAACAATAATTACTCAGCGTTCTATGCTCGTATGTTTATGGAAGAGTTTCCAGAACACATAGGTTTCTTCCGAACACGCAGGCAAATTAGTTTGATGACACCGGCAGTTAACCGAGAAGAACTAACACCAGAGTTCTTTGAAGAGTTGTAATCAAAAGTAAGACGGGGCAAGAAAACCTGCCCCGTCTTGTGTTCAGCTAAAAATAAAACCCTCAAGTAAGAGGCCGCGAGATCCCCACCTCGCACATAAATACTACTAAGATTATTTGTAAAAGCAAGAAAAAAGGCCCCCTAATTGGGGGCCAGGTAGAGCAGAGTCAGGGAGTGTCTTATCTTTGTATACCAGATGTTTCCATCTCTGCATAGGCTTTTCGTATCAAGACAGATAACTGTCGTGCCATCGAGCGTTGCTCGTCCGTTGCCAGAGTGTGCAACTTAGCATGGTCCTCGATTAATACAGCCACATTTCTAAACTTCGGGGGCTCCGATCCCTTAACTTGAATCAGTTCTATCCCCCCTTTTACTTTACTCTTCGCCATGATGGTCTCCTTGTAGGTAGCGTGTTGATTACTTCTACAAGATATATAACCAAAGCGCAAGTCAGTCTTCAAAATCCCTGATGTCTGCTGTCCACAAAATCGTGGACCGGATTGGTTTAGGATCGCTGCTGAAATCAACTCGGCAAATGAACCCTCGATCGTGCAACCTGACACATGATCGATGGCAATCGAATGAAGATGCAGTGTCCAAAGTTGTGACAGCCTCGGCATTTACTTTCTCGGCTATCTCTTTGTCAGTCCATAGTCTGCCGATCTCTTCCTTGTCCCACAATATACGCATGATCTCTCTGTCTGTTTCAGACAACTCATCCCGTGGTTCTGCAATGTCACTGTGGGTAGTGTCCACCCGCATAGCGCGCCAAGGTATAGTGTCCCTCTTGTCCTCGTAGTTGGGGAGAACATACGCATTGACTTGCATGCCCTCTCTTAACTTCATGCGCTCCATGATCCGAGAGTTGATAAAGATCTGTTCGCCTTGAGAGTTCACTGCAAATGCACTACCAGAGAAGGTGTTCGTCTCGACCACCGCCGGCATCTTTGTAGTGTCAAACTCTTTCATGTTTCTTTCTCTCGCAATTTCCATTCGCCATTCTCCTTCTTTACTTTACGTTGTTTTTTTAATTCGGTTAACCAGGTTAGTATCATACACTGCTTCACTCTTAGTTTGCGTTGAAGCATGGGCACTGTCCAAAGGGGCCGCTCTTTCATTAACACCAAGAGATAAAACTTCTGCATCTCCTCGGTCACGATCCTGTCTGGAGAGAGGACCGCCGAAGTCGGCCGGCAGATTTTCATCATCTGTTTGTTCTCTTTCTTTGCCAATGATCTCATGCTTTGTAAGTTCGTCTTGAAGTCTTTCATTTTCCATCCATAATTCTTTGTGTAACCAATCGACGTAATCCGCCACCGACTCTAGTATCTCGGCGCCAGCTTGCTCGGGTGGGACGCCTCGTCTCATGCCTAATGCGATGACACGAAGCTGGTAGGCTTGATCAGATATCGTATCCATCACGGCGCAACGTCTCCACAAATGTCTGGAGTTCACGTCGGGCTCGATCTAAATCTTGAGCCGTGTTGCTGTGAGGGTAGCGTGTCAATGAGGCATTCATTCTTCCATCAACTTGGTTGCGAAGAAACGTAAGCTCAGACTGTTGGGCATGGTTGAGTGATTTATTAGTCATAGTAAACCTCCTTAGTTGAATGAAATCCTTACCGGCATATGAGTGCCGCGCTTATACTTCTTCTTGGTCCGAGCTACGCCCGTCAAACCATTCCACGAATACGTTGTGTCGTACCCATCAATGACACGCTCAACCCTACGAACGTAGTTGGTGCCACATTGCCTTTGATTTTGATACCCAACAACCTGTTGATTGCTGTTCTGTGCAACATCCGCTCCGAAGATCGCACCTAATACAGTCATGGCATCTCGTCCATCACCGCTACCAAACTGGTTGCCAATCGCACCGCCAAGCACCGCACCAAATAAAGTATCGATTGGATTGGATGGTCCGCTGCTCCCGTACATAGGAACAGATACATTGTGACATGTACTAACTGGGTCAGAGTATGTGACCTGTCTGTACACTGGTCGAACATCTACCACATGGGCATTGACCTTGTATGTTTCAGCGTGGACCGAGGTCGATGCACATACTAAACCTATTAATAAACTCTTATACATTTTTTGTATCCTCCTTAATACCATGTTTAATTCTTTGATTGATACCTAAATTATAAACCAACTCATCTCGTAAATCGACAAGAGATGTCATCATCTTGTCGTTGTGGCCCGTGATAACTTCATCCAATCGGTCCAGCATGTAGTAAACATCAACACGATCATCGATCATTGCTACAATCCTTCCCGTCTCATTAAATCCAACTCAAGTTCTGATGGTTGTTTGTAAATATCCACCGCCGCAACGCCATGGTACTCTGCGCCCGTACCTTTAGAGAATGCTTTGCGCGCTTTCTCGCTTGCTTCGACAACGTTCTCTGCCTCAACAACCTGGATACGAGAGACCACGCCCTCGCATGTCACTTCATATTTTTTAAGAGCCATCAGCCCACCCCCATTCCATTGTCCCTGATATCAATACAGTTATCACAGAGTATAGCATCCTCGGAAACGTTTATTGTTATCCACTCACTGCACTCGTAGCACAGACGCTCAACTTCTTTGGCGCCGTTGCACGTCTCACAAGTCACAGTCTTGGTATCGATGTAACCAATGTCGCGGTTAAAGTTGTGAGGCATAGGTACTTCTTGAAGTACAGTCCCCTCACCATCGCACTCGGAACACTTATCCATGTACGCTGTCTCTTTCATCCGCATAAGTTCTTCTTTCATACGTCCCATGACTACACGTTCTCCCAAAAATCAACGGACATCTTGGTGCGCTTGGAACCATAGTACTTAATTATACGCTCCAATATATCACGAGGTGGAAAAAAGGGTCCACGCTCATACCGAGACAACATCGATTGAGATATACCTATCGCATCTGCCACCTCAGTTTGAGACACACGCCGTGCAGGATTAACCACAGAAACAATGCGATGCCGAAGCTGTCGCAGTTTCTTGTGGTTGAACTTTAACTCGAACACATAATCCTCCATCACCAACTCCCGTAGTATTCGACAGTCTTCCAAGTGTTGTCTTCCTTTTCCAACCAATCCGCGGCATCCCGTAATATCTTCAAGGTCTCCGCAACTTTCTCCGGCTCCTTGTGCCACGCATCGATCTCCTCTGAGTAGTTTGGATCGATCAGTTTGCCTTGCTCCACCGCATCCGCGATCTCACGCAAAGATACTGGACCCAACTCAACTTTGCCAAGGGACTCACCGTCGTTGTAGTTGGCCTCGATGTAATTATGCAGAGCCCAATGCTTACGCCAGTATCCCAGCTTCAATCTCTGGCTCTCGACAGGATAACTATCGACCTTGGCCCTCGGTAATTTGTCCTGATAATCAGGAACAAACTTGTCCCCAGTTAAATACATATCTAGTCCCATTATGCTTCCTCCGTTTCTGGTTCTAAACGCTCGATCGTCCAAGGCTGATAGTTCCCAACTCTGTCCACGCCGTTAGCGTACTCACCCGCAAAGTTAAGACCCTCGTCTTCATAGTCCGCTTGGACCTCGATGCCCAACGCATGCAACCTATCCCACACAGGAACAGGTGGAGCCCATGCAGTCCAGCATCTGAACGAGAACCATGCTTCTGTTTTGTCATCTGAATACTCAAGACCATTCCCGTCGATCTCCGCATCACATATGTCCCACTTGGTAAGCCAGTTTTCATTACGCCAGTCGTACCAGTTCGAGATACCTTTCTCCTCGCACATCTTGCGCTCTTCCTCGCCCAACGCACCATGGAACAGGTTAGTTGGTTGTGGAATAACTTCATCCAAAAATCTCTCCTCCTTGACCGCCTTGTATAGACGATCAATTTTCTTTGGGTTACCTGCTAGGTAAACACTCTGATAACAATGATTAGGCATCGTTTACCTCACTTTCTTTTAAATAATATTTGAGTGAAGTATCGGTGGTGTAATTACCAGTGGGATTACCCATGCCGTCTATCACAGGATGGCGTTCATAAACCAAGACAATTAAATCTTTTGGGTATTCTATACCAATCAACTCATCTGGATGCTCTGGATCAGGCTTGGCATCAAAGTACATACACAGATCAAAATGCCTATCATCAATACTTACGCCAACCCATTCCATGTCATCGTCTAAATGCTCATACCATGCGCCGTTCGGAAATTTATATTCTTGCATATCAAGATAACCTTCGTAAAAAGCAGTCAGGTATCCCTTCTCATAGTCACTTAATGGTAGCTCATTTAGTTCGTCTGGATTAAACTTCATCTTCTTTCCTCCTGATTAAAATTTCTTTGACCTCACAATCGTAAGTGATCACAACCTCATCGCCAGCACGCAACTTGCTGTTCACAATCTCCGCACCAACGATGTCAATGATAGGGCGGTCACCCTTCCCCGATACCTTGCGCTTGCCAGTGCCATCCTCGTTCTGAGCCAACACCATGCCACCATCACGCAACGGCAATGGAACCACGTCAAACCGGACACCGCGTTCAAACCCCGCCGCCGCTAACCGCTTGCCCTCCAACCAAATGCGAGGGCGTCCGCGGTTCGCTCGGATCGTATACTCTTGAAGCAAGATCATGCCAAAGCCCCCCACTGCATAGCCATCGCATCAGCAATGCCCTTGTAAAACTTTGACCGAAGCTTCCAACGATCTGCACTTGGCCCCAACTTGTGGCACTCGTCCCGTGCAGTCGATCCATCCAACGATCCAGTGCGATTTAATTTAGGTAAGTTCTTGAGCCACAAACATGTGCGCTTCTTTACATTGTCACCACTGTCATCCGACTTGGCAAACTCCCAAGGCTGTACACTCTGGGCAAAAGGAACGTAGTTTCTGATCCTCTCCTTGGCATGCTTGTGCATGACAGGGTTTTCAACAGCGACCATAGAGATGTGCGGCACATTCCAAACAGAAGAGAATAACTCCGCACCCTCATCAAGTTCGGCCCACATCTCAGGCAGTGTCCGGTTCGGTGGTGCTTTGTGTAGCCAACGCACACCAGAATTGCAAAGCCTTGTGCATGGTGGATGTGCCACCATTAATAAATCCCAGTCGTCCTGCATGACATTACGAATGTCATCTTGTATGTGACGGTTGGTTGGAGTGTCCGAAGGGAGAACGTCACAAGACCATGCGTCATGGCCCCGCTCTAAAAATGCATCTCGCACAGTGCCAGATGTCTCGCATCCAATAAGTACTTTCATGACGTAGCTCCCTCATGCAAATTTGACAAAGCATTCATGTCATGCATCCATGTTTCAAAACTGTGGGGATAACCTTCAGCATGGTCATGACGCCAATACTGACGAGCCTCCTCTTTAGTAAGATGCTCGGTAGAAATGAACTCGCCATTCCAGTAAAAATCTATTTTGTATGTAGGCATAGTTGATGATCCTTTTCACATTTGTTAAATAATTAATGTAGTACACTTGTGTATAGACCACATATAATTCAAGGGGGCAAGAACTTTTTTTCTTGGGCCGTGGTCCATGGTCCTGAGTTGAGATTACATATAGAGCAATCTGACAGAAAAAAGAAGAAAGTGTTTTGAAAAAACAAATGAGGTGTAATCAGTGTAATCAGGTAGTGTGAGTAGTGATAATTAAATAATAAAAACAAAGACTTACAAAAGAATAAGGTGATTACAAACGTGATTACAAATGGTGTTAGTGATTACAAAAAAGCGTAATCATTTAGAACTTTTTAACCAGCCCAAGGCTAACTTCTTGTTTTTTTGATTACACTTCAACCTAGGATATAAGCTATAGTAGAACTTGGCATCGAGGTTTGGTTGTTGTATGGTTGTGGAATAGGAGGGGCAGTATGGCTTCGTTAAAAAAGAAAATTGAAGACGAGCATGATAGACAACTGACCACCAGACAGATGACGTTCGCTCGTCATATTGTTGAGGGGATATACTCTAATGCAGAGTGTGCAAGGAAAGCTGGTTACGCTCACGACATTGCGCCAAAGCAGGCGTCCATTCTGTTAAACGGCAGGGACTACCCCCATGTTTTGGAATACGTCACAGAACTACGGGCCGAAAGGGAACGCCGGTATGCGGTCACTACAATAGGTCAACTTGAAAGATTGCATCAACTATCTCAAGGCGCCGAGGAAGCTGGACAGTTTTCTGCCGCTATCAATGCAGAAAAAATCCGCTCCGCGTTGGGCGGTCTGACCATCGACAGGCGGGAGAACATCAACACCTTGGACCAGCTTTCAAGGGATGAGATCACCTCCCGTTTGGCACTGCTACAGAAACAATACCCTCAAGCATTTGTGATCGATGCGGACTACAAGGATGTGACTAATGAGCAGGGGACCAGAGGCGAACTTTTGGAACACACTAAGAAACGCTCTGCCAAAAAAGACACTGGCAACAAGGATTGAGAACAAGCATGGAGGTGGTGTACCAGACGTGCATCTGCTTTGTGATGGCCTACCTGTTTGGATAGAGTTGAAGGTAGCTAAAGGAAACGCTGTAAAAGTCTCGCCTCATCAGGTTGCGTGGCATATGGCCTATTCAAACCGAGGTGGTCTAAGTTTCTTCTTGGTAAAGGCCCTCTCTACACGCACCCTAGTTCTGTTTGAGGGGTCCGAGGGCCCTAACCTGTTGTCTGGTGGGCTGTCCGAGGCACAAGGTTCGCGGTTCGAGAACCCTGCGGCTTTGTTCGAGGCTCTGCGGCCCCGCTTGCTTGATCATTATGCGAAGGTCTGCGGCTCTGCGGCCTCGCTTCTCTAATATAAATCTTGATGTGGTTGGTCCGCGCTCTGCGGCTCTGCGGCCTTTGACCTAGGTCTGCGGCTCTGCGGCCCCATTCTTGGGGGAGTTTCCCCCGATGACAAAAGAACCAGGGGGATTCCCCCCTGGCATTTATGTTTCTATAAGAATTTTCTTTAATTGTTTTATTGAACGGCCCGAGATACGGGACAACTCCGCCATTGTGATGTGAGTGCTGTCGAATAAATCTATAATTTCTTGACGTGTCATTCATATGATTCCTTCACATTGGTTGAAGGGGCCCGAAGGCCCCTAGGTTTAGTGTTGCACGATTGCGATTGACTTGGAAGACTTGACCGAGGTCCCGCCGCATAACTTGCAGGCATTGCATTGGACCCGCCGGCCGGCCTCTTTACTTGCTGGACATAAAATTTCTTTGTCCTTCACAAGGTCGTTTAACGTTGTAATAACTCGGAACGTCCGCCGGCCTGCGGTCCAGTGGTCCACGGCCTGCGCTTGTGTGTCCGCGGATTGCATCGCGATATCTGGACGAAATCCGGATTGATGCGAGTAAGCAAGGTGAGATTCACACCGGCGAATTAGTTGGTCCCATATCCACGACGGGACCGCGGCCGGATCCCCGTAAGTACCGATACGAACGACGCGACCGGCGCCTAGGTCAACGCGGTCCGCGACGTTATCCGCCGCCGGATATACGCCGCGCATAAATGTTTTATAAATGATAGTCGGGCCTTGCCCTAGATTAACATAACAGTCCCGACTTACCGCTTGTTTCCGGTCCGGATCCGTTGTTGGAGTGCCGCGAAATTTGCAATCGCCGCAAATTGAGAAGTCTTCCCCGTTTTTACTTGCGTTCAATGGCGATATATCGGACCGGATAATATAGGTTTGTAATACCTTGCCGGTCTTAGTGTTTCGGTCGCTATACGTTGCAATAGCAACGATTGGCTTACCATCCAAGAGGCTTGGCCCGTTGTATATGATTCCGTTTTTCATTTTGTTTTCTTTCACATTGGTTAACATGCATTATTGCATAGGTTTAATATAGTAATTCCACAACCAATCCACAAGTAAATAATTAATTTTTTATAGGCTGGTCGTTATCGTAATCGCTGCGGCTCTGCGGCCTTGCCGCTCTTTTGTTTTCTATTATGTTAGCGCGCTGCGGCTCTGCGGCCTTGCTTAATTTTTAATTTGTTAATCTGTTAAAAACTAGGACGCGAGTTTCCCCGCGTCCGTTGCCTTAACCGTAATCCTTTTGGTCCCCCCGCTCTGCGGCCTCATCGAAACCGGCATAGTATGCAGCTATCTCTGCCTTGCTCATATGCCCCTGGCATATCTTTATGCCGCGTCCCGTGCCTTGCGTCCAGAAATGAGGATATGCCGGCCGATGATACCAGTAATCGGCACCACCTCGATCGAACGGGCTCCCGTGTGATGTATCATAGTTCATCGATTGGATCCTCCGGTTTGATTAGATAGTCATCGTACTTAGGATCCACCCAGTCTAATATTAAACCCATAGCCTTACTTGTAAGTTTATCGGCATCATAGTCGTTATCTATGATCTCGAGAACGAGATCATGAATAGAGTTTCGAAGTGCTATCACCTCGGTCATGGCTTTATGTTTACTTGTATCCATTATCCTATCCTTAGTTAAGTTACGTTAGCGCGCCTAATGACACGGGAATGCGGCGCCCAATGGACGCCGCTAACCGGTATTATTTGAGCATTGCCTTTAACTCTGCCTTAATCGCTCGAGCGGTATCGCCTCGCCAGGTTGCGGCGTTAGCTAGGAAGTAACGCACGACCGACTTGCCGGTGTCATAGTAATAATTGTCGTTTATACTATTGAGGCTATACATCGCCTCGAGGTACGGCACGGCCGCAAAATTTACTTTCTTCCAATCGGAACTGATGTCCGCGGCTATTGTGTTTATTGGTCTGTTCATTTTGTTGTCTCTCTCTGTTTTGTTTAAATTATTATTTATATCGGTTTAAATATTTTCTATCGTAAAAAGCTTTTAAAGTTAATTCGGCTTTTTTGTCTCCATCTAGCATAAGATTTTCTAGATGTGTTAACCATGTTGTGACGTGGTAATATACTTGCTTAGGAAGTTTTTTTATTGGTTTATCTTTTTTGTACTGACTAGGGAAAGTTACGTGGTCGTAGTTTGGTATGAAATCATATGACATTTTGTTTGTCCTTAGTTGAGATTAAGAGGGTTGGGGCCCATTGCTGGGCCCCAGTGTGATTAGTTCCAGACCAGTGTGGTCCGATTAGATGTACGCTTGTTAGAGTTCCAAGCGTTCACGCCATGTAGTTCGATGTAAAGATCTCGATTAGGTGCGAGATCCGCGGTGCCGGTAATGACCCGCTTGGCTTCGCCCGCTTCGATCGCATCCTTTTCTGCCCGCTTTAATTCTGCGTTTACTTGTTTAGCAAGTGAGGCGTAGAAATCGAACTTGGCTTGCAGGCCCCCTTCGTTCTCTTCAACTGTTGCCGCCCTTGTAATGTAACGAATTGCGTTCTTCATTTTGTTAATCCTTATTAAGATGAAAAGCACCATTGCTTTCCATATTTTTAATATGGGGGTTAACTTGTACAATTACAATAGGCAGACCACAATTAAATCACAATTAGATCACATTTATCATCTTTTCTTTTATCTATATGACCGGTCGCTGGTCTCGGGTCGCATGCATGGTAGGGGGTAACTGGGCTCAATAGCCTACGTTCTGCCGGCGATAATTGCCCCCCCTCCCCCCCTTTGGGCGGGTGCATCACGACTGGCGAGTCTATATAGTTAGTCCACCAAATTCATTCATTGGTAATTCCATTAGGGACCCAGGGCCACGAAAAAATGTCCAATATAATTCCATTCCGGTTGTTGGTACGCCACAAGTGGCCCATGAACCATGGTCCTTGGTCATAGATTTGATTGCCAAGTAGGGTATTTTTGATGTATAGGTTTAGTATTCTATTGTTAGATGGGTCGTTATTAATGTTGAATGATGCTTTAAAGCTTTGGACGACGATTAAACCATACAGTGATTTCCGGTGTGAGACTATCTCTTGGCGTTTATTACCGGCGATTGAGAACGACCAGTTACGTTTGTTTTATCGTGACGGTGAGTGTGTTGGTTTAATAACGTGGGCGTTCATGACTCGAGTGGAGTTTGAAACTCGTAGCTATGTAGGTTCTGAAATTTTTTCTCGCGACGTTGGCGAGTGCATGGTTTTTGTAGACATGATTGCTCCTCATGGTAAACGTGATGTATTATGGATGTGCAAGGAGATGCGGAAGCAATTTTTCACGCAGTATCCTTTTGTTAAAGAGGTGTTAGCGCACCGAGGCAAACGAGACGGGGCGTTCCCCAATAAAGGTGTATGGCATGCGGCTGCTTAAAATGATGGGTTTTGGACCTCAGATTGTGTTTGGTGGAGGTGATGGCGGCGGTGGCGGTGGCGGCGGAAGCGACGACGACGACAATACGACGACGACGACCACAACTACGGCTTCAAGATCTCAGGCGGATGTTCAAGCGGAGATTAACGCAGCCTTGGATGCGTCTGGCGGTGCTTGGACGAATGAATTAAATGGTTTAGTTGCGGAGCGTAACGACATTGTTGACTCGGGCGGCGGCGGCGGCGGAACCAGCAATGCGGATGCGATGCGTGAGTATGCATCGAGCATGACGGCTGCGGGGCAGACTAGCTTATCTGGCGCAAATCCTACGACCGTGGCTCCTGCAAGTAACATATCTGATTATGAGCGCGAAGCGTTTGGAACGGACCAAGCAACTTTTTATAACAATCAGACGGACGACACTCCTGTTTCGGTGACCAATGCGGAACGTGTGGCAGGTGAAACTATTGAGGACCTTTTAAACACCGGTCAGATTACTCTGGAGCAAGCTAACGATCCTTCGACCAGTGGCTCCATAGTTGACTTGTTAAACAACACGGGCGTTCCTTCTGTTAAACTTACTGAGGCCGGTAGCAACCCGTTACTGTCAGATACGATGGGGATTGGCAGTGACGGCAATCTTGTTGATGCGGTGACTGGAGCGACGGACGGCGGTGCCCTTATTAACACGATCGGCACCCCTACGGTTGAGACTCCTACGATTACACCGGTTGTTAATACAAGCACCAACCCGAGAATTGGGTATGAGTCCGGTCAGGACGTTCTTTCGTCCAGTCCTGCTTATTTAACAGGAGCCGATGGCAGCGGAGCTAACACTGTAGGTCAGGTTGACGATTCATTTTACGGTGGCGCTGGTGCCGCAGTAAATCCTGGTGCCGCTATTATCACTGCACAGAGGGATGCTACGGGTTCTGGTACTGGCGGATTGTTGAAAGCTGGGGCTCAGAAGGGTGGAGAGTTGGCGGTTGATGCCGCGGCGAACATTATTGATTTCTTTGATCCCGCGCAAACATACGGATATGGCTACAACCAAGGTATACCGCAACTTGATTCAAGTGGTAATGTAATTCCGGAGATTGACTTCGGTTTTGCAAAGGCTTTAGGCGAGAATCCGCAGATTGTGTCCCAAGTTGCTGGGACCGATAACCGAGTTGCTAATTACTTGAGCGGCGTTTCTGATGACATTGGCGCGGCTAGTGCAGCGACATTAGCGGGTATTTCTGACACTACACTAGGTCAAGCAAAGGACCGTGCTATTTTTGGAACGGGTGGCTTTGGTCCTGATCCTGCGGCATTGCTTGCAGAAGTTATTTACGGCGCCCCGATTGTTGGGGCTGTGGCTGGTACAACGATAGCGAACCCTGTTGCGGGTATAACTCTTGGTGGTACGTTGACTGTTGGAGAACTTTCCAATGAAGTTGAGAGCCGGATCCAAAATAAGATTGATGCGGGGGAATTTGGGAATGTTAGCCTTAATCAAGCCGAGGCTATAAAGAGAGATTACATTGACAGAGTTATTCCTCTTGCCGCTGCATCTGGTGCTATCGAATCTTTAGGCTTTACTAAATTAGTTCCTGGCGGACTGACGGGGCAACTTGTTGCCGCTGCGGGTCTCGGTGCTTTGGAAGAAGGGGTTAGTGAACCTACGATTGTTGAGTCTAATGTTAATAGATTTTTCACACCTACCGTAGATGCCGACGCGGCTCTTGTTGGGGGCGTGTTAGGTGGCGGTGCTACGACTCTGACGGCGGCACAACGGGCTGCTTTGTCGGACACGTCTAATATTAGTGGAACTGGCGGCACACCTTCGGGTATTGAAACTGTAGCCACCCCACCTAGTGGTGGCGGCACTGGTTTAACTGCCGCACAGAGGACAGCGTTATCTGACACAACTGGGATTGCGGGGACTTCTGTTGCTCCTACGGTTTCGACCGTAGCTCCGGCACAACCTGGTACTAGCGTGGATGTAGCTAATCAGACATCTCCAGAGATATTTTCTCAAGACGGCACGGTTCTAGACGCACAACCGGTTATTGCCACTCCTACCGGACCGGCACAACCTAGCACAAACCAAGATGTTATTGACGCTGTGTTTACGGACATCGTTCCGCCGAATGTTACGTCAACTGCCCCAGCGCAGATTGCGGCTCCTGATGCCAGTGTTGCATCTGGAGTTATATCCGGCACACCTACAACGATTACGGCCCCAACAACTCAGGTTGTGCCACAACTTCCGGCGCCGGCAACCGTAGACACGACACCGTTTGTAGACATCTCTGCGATTGCGCCACCGAATGTTACTACAAACATTGATCAGATCACGATTCCAGGTACGAATATCACGGTTGATGTTCCGGCGTTACAGACACCAACTACTGACTCTGCTGTGAACACCGCACAACCTTCTGGATTGTCGGCGCTAGGTACGGGCGGTGCGTTTAATCCGAATGTATCAACTCTACCTGCGTCGGTCACGGCTAGTCCGATTGCTCAACCTGTTACTGAAACAGCGGCTACGGATGCCGTTTCTCAAGAACAATCTATCATCGACACTATCGCGCAGGAAGTTGCCCAAGAGGGTGGACTGACTATAGAGACCGCGCAAGAGATAGCCGCCGCGAACAACCTGTCTGTACAGGAAGTCGCTACACTGGCAGAGACTGCGATGGGCGTACCTGATCAAATCCAATCAATTGGTACTGGAGTACCTCAGTTTCAAATGGATGGAACAGCACCCGCTGGTGTTAACACTAGCACCGTAACACAGGCCGCTGTTGACTTTGTTAATAGTGGAAGCACTTCTCAAAGTGACCTGCTAAGAATTGCAAGAGAGAATGGTATTGTTAGTGGACCTGGTACAGGAACGATGCCGGCTCAAATTATCGCAGAACTAAGGGACAGAGTTAGTAATCCAAACTTTAAAGTAGTACCAAAAAGCGATGCTTCGACTACATCGTTGGTTCCGGTTAGCGGAACAGGAACAAATGTTGTTCCTGCAAATACCGCGAACACGGGCATTGCTACGCTTGACACAAGTCAGAGTGAAGTAGGTGGTCTTCAAGGCGAGATCTTAGACGCGGACAACGCCGTAGTAACAAGAGATACAAGTCCGGCGATCGAGAGCCCGATTATTGAGGGTACGACTAGCAGTATGGAGGTGGACGCAGCAAACCCCACTGAGACAGAAGTGTTTATCAACGAGGGAGAGGTTATTACTCCGACTGATGTTACTACTGAGGTCAACGTTCCTGTAAATGAAAACGTAACGATTGATGGCACTACCAACACTACTGAGGTGGTTGTCACTGATCCTAACACTACGAGACCCGTGGTTGTTCAAGTTCCTCCTGTAGTTGAGCAAATTGTTACTGAACCAGAAACCGTTGTAGACAAAACCTTTGTACAGCCAGTGGTTCAACCGGACGATGAAGATGAAATTACTATAGAAGTAGATGAGCCGGTAGATGTTGATGACGATGAAGATGTAGTTGTTGAGATTGATCCACCTATCAATGTTGATGACAACGATGACGATGACGTAGCTGTTGAAGAGGATGCTCCGTTTGAATGTCCTGATGGATTTGAGGCGGTTCAAGTAAACGGTACGTGGCGTTGTCAGAGTACTGACGACATGCCTGAGAAAGTTAGACCAACGGCGGGTGCTTACTACAGACCTAATCCAAACCCGAATTATGGAGCGGCGGCTAGAAGGCGTAGAGCATGAACCTACAGGCACTACCCGAAGAGGCTCTAAAAGAGATTTTAGCTCTGACGGAAGCCAAAAAGCGGTTAGATCTACAAGAAGAAGCATACGAACGCTTCATGCCGTTTGCTCATCATGTGTATGATAACTTCATCGAGGGCGCTCATCATCGCGTTATAGCTGAAAAGCTTGAGGCTGTTGCGCGCGGAGAGTGCAAACGTCTGATTATTAACATGCCACCTCGTCACTCCAAGTCTGAGTTTGCCAGTTACTTGATGCCTGCTTGGTTCTTGGGACGTAATCCGAAGTTGAAAATCATACAAGCTACGCACAACACTGAGCTTGCTGTGCGGTTTGGTAGAAAAGTAAGGGATTTAATCGATGATCCAGCGTATAAAGAAATATTTCCAGACACAAACCTTAAAGAAGACAATAAAGGCGCGGGTAAATGGGGCACTGACAAGGGTGCGGAGTACTTTGCGGCGGGTGTGGGAGCCGCCATCACGGGCCGTGGTGCGGACCTGCTTGTCATTGACGACCCTCATTCGGAACAAGATGCGTTAAGCGAGACTGCATTCGACCACGCATACGAATGGTACACCTCTGGCCCCCGTCAGCGTCTACAACCTGGTGGTTCTATCATAATTGTTATGACTCGATGGGGTAAAAAAGACTTGACAGGTAGATTATTGGCCCAGCAGGGCAGTGATATCATGTCTGACAAGTGGGAAGTTGTAGAATTTCCTGCAATTCTGCCTAGTGGCAAGCCGTTATGGCCGGAGTTCTGGGAAAAGGACGCGCTGTTAGGCATTAAAGCGTCATTGCCTGTAGGAAAATGGTCTGCCCAGTGGCAGCAAGAGCCAACATCTTCGGGATCCTCTATTATCAAGCGAGAATGGTGGAAAACGTGGGAAGAAGAGAAGATTCCCCGCCTAGATTACATATTACAGGCGTATGATACGGCGTTTTCTAAGAAAGAAACCGCGGATTACTCTGCTATTACAACTTGGGGGGTGTTTAAACCGGAGGATGGTGGACCAGACAACGTTGTTTTGCTGGATGCCCAGCGCGGAAGGTGGAATTTTCCTGAGTTAAAGGAAGTTGCCTACGAAGAACACGAATACTGGGACCCAGACATGGTAATTGTAGAGGCCAAGGCCAGTGGTCAGCCTTTGATTGACGAGTTACGCCAGCGAGGAATACCAGCATTAGGGTTCTCACCAGGCAAAGGTCGTGATAAGGTGACACGAATGCACATGGTTGCCCCCTTGTTTGAAGCGGGTGTTGTGTGGGCACCGGCGGACAAAAAGTTTGCTGATGAAGTTATAGAAGAGGTGGTGTCATTTCCTAATGGCGATCATGACGACTATTGTGATAGCATGACACTAGCACTGATGCGTTTTCGACAGGGCGGTTTTATATCGCTCAACGGCGAAGACCTAGGGGACGACTTCGTTCCTAAGAAAAGGGAGTATTATTGATGGCTTTGCCACCACGCCCCATGGGCTCACTTGTAGACACCGGCGCAATGCAGGGTGGTCCTGATGACATGCTGCCTTCGGTAGACATTCCCTTAGATACTCCGGAAGATTTCTCTGGTGGGGCTGAAGTTATACAGAACGCAGACGGAACCGCGATGGTTCAAGCACTTGCGGACATGATTGAGCAAGCCGAGGCCGAGGCTCCTATGGAGCATGAGGCTAATCTCGCTGAGTATTTAGACGATGGGTACATGGGAGAGTTATCTTCAGACCTTAGAGGTTCGTACCAAGATGACCAAGTGTCTCGGTCCGAGTGGGAAGAAGCATACACCAAGGGACTGGATCAGCTAGGCATTAGACAGCAAGAACGCTCAGAGCCGTTCCAAGGGGCCTCTGGCGTCACTCACCCACTTATAGCGGAGAGTGTGACCCAATTCCAAGCACAAGCCTACAAGGAGCTATTACCGGCTGGTGGGCCTGTTCAGACTCAGGTAATGGGCAAGCAGGACGCTGAACGTGAGGCTCAAGCGCACCGTGTAAAGCAATACATGAACTTTCAGATCATGGAAGTTATGGACGAATACGATCCTGATATGGATCAACTACTATTTTATTTACCGTTATCGGGATCTACATTTAAAAAAGTTTACTTTGACGAGGCCAAGCAACGGTCTGTAGCTAAGTTTATTCCGGCACAAGATCTGGTTGTGCCTTACTCGGCGTCGGATTTAAACACAGCATCTAGGGTCACGCATGTTTTGCGTATGGACTACAACCAAGTTCGTAAGATGCAGGTTGCAGGATTCTATCGTGATGTTGAGTTAAAGGTGGGTGACGGAGAACTTGACGAGGTTCGTCAGAAAGTTGACGAGATCCAAGGTATATCCAAGACCTACTCAGATGAAGTCTACACATTACTAGAGATGCATGTTGATTTAGACCTTGAGGGTTTTGAGGACATGGATCCTAACGGAGAGCCTACGGGTATTCAACTTCCGTATATCGTAACCTTAGATGAATCATCAGGGGACATACTCTCTATCCGTAGGAACTATGAGGAAGGCACTGAGCTTGCTAAGAAGCGTCAGTACTTCGTTCATTATAAGTTTATGCCTGGCTTGGGGTTTTATGGCTTCGGGCTAATTCACATGATTGGTGGATTGGGTCGTGCGGCTACCAGTATTTTACGCCAGTTGATCGATGCCGGAACACTCGCCAACCTCCCAGCGGGTTTCAAGGCTCGGGGGGTAAAGGTTCGTAACGATGACGAGCCTTTACAACCTGGAGAATGGCGGGACATTGATGCTCCTGGTGGCAACATTCGGGACTCTATTATTCCTCTACCATACAAAGAACCTTCAGCTACTCTAGCACAACTTCTAGGCGCGCTGATTGAGGGCGGACGCCGGTTTGTTTCTTTAGCAGACGAACAGACCAACAACATGAATCAAGAAACTCCAGTTGGTACTACTATGGCTATGCTGGAGCGTGGCATGAAAGTGATGTCTGCGATTCACAAACGGCTACACTATTCACAGAAAACAGAGTTTCGTATCCTAGCGCGGATCTTTGCAGACAACTTACCGCAAGAATATCCTTACGACGTGGCCGGCGCCGAACGTACAATTATGGCGACGGATTTTGACGGGCGTGTAGATATCATACCGGTTAGTGATCCAAACATCTTCTCGATGGCTCAACGTGTTACTTTGGCGCAAACTCAGTTGCAATTAGCTCAGTCGAACCCACAGATGCACAATCTGCATGCGGCGTATCGTCGCATGTATATGGCTCTAGAAGTACAAAACATAGACGAGATCCTGCCACCAACACCACAACCACAGCCACTTGACCCCGCGGTTGAGAACGCTCGTGCTTTAATGGGTGAGTTGTTGCAGTCTTTCCCTGATCAGGATCATGATGCACACATAAAAATACATGTAATGTTCATGAAGACCCCTCTAGTTACAACCTCTCCACAAGTTATGGGGACCTTCTACGCCCACGTCCAAGAACATATTGCACAGAAAGCACGTCAGAGTGTGACGCAAGAGATTGAAAACTTGATCTCTCAAGTCCAGTTGAATGTTCAGATGGGCGCGCTTGATCCGAATGCGGCTCAACAGCAGATTGCAGAAGTGCAACAGCAGATGCAAAACCCTGCTGAGATGGAGAAACTTGTAGCTATACAACAGTTAGAAATTATGCAGGCTACATTAGCGGACTTAATACCGCCAGGTCAGGACCCAATGTCTGATCCACTGGTACAGATCCGCATGCAAGAGCTTGCAGTCAAACAACAAGACGCTGAACGAAAATCAAATACCGACAAGTCAGAGTTATTGTTAGAGGCTGCTAAGATGGAGCAACGTGCTGTAACGGATGCTGCAAAGATCGAGAGCCAAGAGGACATCGCTGGCAATAGGAATGATGTAAATCGGGAGCGCATAGAGGTTCAGCGTCAAGGTTTGAATCGAAGAGGCTGAAAGCAGGTCCCATGATTGATCCAATTACTGCAATGACAGCCGCTACAGCGGCTTTTTCTGGTTTAAAGAAGGCTATAGCAGTTGGCAAAGATATAACGTCAATGGGCAATACTCTTTCGACGTGGAGTAAGGCTGTAGCGGACATGGATTTTTTGGAACAGAAAGCCAAAAAACCTCCAATGTACAAAATGTTTACTGACACGCAGGCTTCTGCGTTGGACATTTGGACTAAAAAACAGAAGCTAAAAGAAATGCGTGAAGAGCTTCGGGCTCATATCAGTTGGACGTATGGACCAGCAGCTTGGAATGAAATCGTGGCGATCGAGGCACAACAACGTAAAGCGCAACGTGATGCTGTTTACGCCAAAGAAGAGATGAGACAAAAAATTATAGACATAACATTAGGCGTTTTAATCTTAGGTGCTGCCGTTGCGATATTCGCTCTTGTTATTTATTTTCTTGGCAAAGGTCGGGGCAAGTGGTGACGGGTTTTTATGTTTGTTTACGTTACCTACACAGGCCGTACTAGGACGCCACAATGGGTCGTTGTAGACAAAAACGGAAAAATAGTTATAATAAGCAGGTATAAAGACATTGCGTTGAGTTATGCAAGATGGAGAGATAGCCGTGACTGAGTTTGATAAAGCAGATACAAACGGAAACGGAAACATTGATCGTAACGAATGGAACCGTTTGGCTCTTGAAGACAGACGTTTGGAGATGGTTGATAAAGATCTCAAGCGTAACGCGGAGCGAAGGTTTACTGGCTTTGCTTTGGCAGGCATGTTGATGTACCCTTTAATAATTCTTTTTGCTTCGATGATGGGTTTTGACAAAGCAGCCACTCTTATAACAGACATTGCTTCAGTCTATGTAATCGCGGCTAGTGGAGTTGTCGCTGCGTTCATGGGGTTCAATGCGTACTCTGCAAAGGCCGATAAGAAGAAAGCATCTATACAATATGACGATAGGAGTGAAACCAAATGACGGACAAGAAAATCAAGAAAGTTATAAAGGGTTTGAAGAAAGCATCTAAGTTACATGCGGGTCAAGCTAAGACGCTGAAAACTGTGTTAAAAAATAGGAAAAAGAAGTGAGTATCATTTCAAGTTTGATTGGCCCTGTCACGGGTATCCTAGACAAAGTCATCGAGGACAAAGATCAAAAGGCTCAATTGGCCCACGAGATAGCGACCATGTCCGATACCCATGCCCAGCAGGCGTTGCTTGCTCAGTTGGAGATCAACAAGGCTGAAGCAGCGTCAGGTAGTTTGTTCAAGGGAGGTTGGCGCCCTGCGGTTGGGTGGATATGCGCTATCGCGTTTGGATATCACTTTGTGCTTCAACCTTTATTAGTTTTTGTTTTAACGGCCTCTGGGGTAGATCTACCTGATTTACCTGAGTTTGATATGGGTACTCTTCTTACAGTCTTGGGGGGCATGCTCGGGATTGGCGGGTTAAGAACTGTAGAAAAGGCAAAAGGATTAACAAAATGAAATGGTTTTCACGGGCCTATTGGTGGAATCTTTTGATGGGAGACTCCGAGGACAAGAAATCCTCAACTAAACGCGGACGCCCCAAGGGTTCTAAGAACAAATCTAAGACCCGCAAGAAAAAAAAGTAACGTCTCATGGAAAACGACATTGAGATAAGTCAAACGGTTGGTACTATTGGAACCAAAACAATCAACATTGGCACGGGCGGCGGCAGTGATGTTGAGGCAGGCATAGAGTTTATATACCATATGCGTGAGCATTTGATTGATGTCACCGTGGCTACAGTTTACGGACTTGTGGT